AGCCAGGTAGCTGTGCCTGGGCCGAGGTCAGTTGGGTCCATTGCTAATCCTTGAAAATGAAAAACCCGCTCGAAGGCGGGTTTTTGCTTAGCGAATTTATTTATGGAAGTGTTTTTACCCAGCGGGAGGCCGGCACAAGTGGACCAACGTCTAATCGAGTCATACCTGACGCCAGCTCCCTGATTAACTTCAACTTAAAGGTCACCCCAACAACATGATCGTCTCTTACCCCAACCAAAGCATGATCCCCATAAAAACCAAATATGACCTCATCGCCAGAAATCCAATATGAGGTTTGGTTAGCTGCAGAATGCTGTCCAACCTTATAAAAAAGGCCCAACAGTAACAAAAGCGTAACGCTAATAAAGATTAGCCTCCTGGAAAGATCCGCATAATCTTTCCAGTCATCAACGCTTGCATCGGAATCGCTGACTAATGGTTCATTTTTAATCTTGAAGGATTTTAAATCTCTCGACATTCCATATATCAACCCACACGCAAAAACTGAGCCAAACCCCCACCAGCCTATCGGTGTCAGAGAATAGTAAGCAGCTATCCCACAGGTAAAAGAGATTGCTAAGAAGTATTGCCCTACCTGAGCCCACCCTCGAAGATATTTTGTTCCAAAAAGTATTAAAAGATTCAATATAAGAATAAAAAGAATCTCTAATGAATTACCGATTATCGAGCTAAACCCGAAAGAGGTCAGCTGAACAAAGCCACTTGGCGCATTGAAGAATTCAAGCCTTCCAAGCTCAATCATCGCGTTAGAGACGTAAACGATAGGGCCAAAAAGCGCTAAAAAAGGAAGAGTATTTCCAAAAGAAAGCTTGGACGCGGCCATTTTTGATCCTTCAAGAAAAAGCCCGGGCGCTTGCCGGGCTTTTTTTACTTCCTAGGTAAGTTGCCGTAGGCAAAATACTCAATATGGCGAAATGATGCCGCCAGCCGCACGGGAAGTCAAGCGGCTTCTCTCATCTGATAAATAACCGCGCCAATTGGGCTCAACGCCATGCGATCCAGGTCCTCACAGCAGTCAAAGGAAAGGCGCACGAAGCACTCCCAATCCCTGTCCCAGTTGCAGGATTCCAGCCTCACTCCGAACTTACCCACTAGCCACGAACGGAACGCCTCAGGCTTGATCAGCGGATCGTCATTGGCCGACTGCCCGCCCTGGTGCATGTAGCGATAACGGCGCATCACGCCCTTCACTACATATTCCAGTTTCTCCCGCTTGCCAGCAGTCATGCGCTTGGACTTCGAAATCACCATGCCGAACACCACATGCTCTGCCGCTTCGTTTATGTCGTCGTCACGGTTGGCGGCATACATGTACTCGCCAAACACGCGTACTTGCGGGTGCAGCTTGGCGATTGCCGACTGTATATGACCGGCCAAGGCACTGTGCATCGCGTGGTTGGCAGTCGGCCCGCGCTGTGTGCCCTGCACTACCACGCCGAGCTGAACAACGTCAGAGGACTGGCCAGGCGCTGGAATGTAGGTGCAGTCATGCCACGCCTGACGTGCCGAGTGGATTTTCATGCTGCAGCCCTCTTCAATTCTTTTGTCAGTGCCCGGTACTTGGCTGTCAGGGCTTTCAATTCTTCGATGGTGTACTTCTGGGGCTCATGAGGGCCTTCGAGCCATTCCACGTTCACGATGCCGATCCGGCGCACAAGCTCGAGCCGGTACTCAACGACGTTGCCGGACTTGTGCTGATTGCACGGAACGCACTGCTTGTGGCAGTTCAGCGGTTCGAAGCGCAGCGCAGGGTTACTCCCGACAGTCCGGTAATGCCCGGCGTCGTACTTGCCTTCGTGGTGCCGGCCGCAGCTCACACACGGCAGCGCGGCGTCGCGGTGACGAACCCACTCGTTGAACGCCTGCTGGGTGTCTTTCATGTGGTCGCTGCGTGACTTCAACTTCTCCTTGCGGGCTTTGAGCTCAGATCGCTCGCGCTGCGCTATGGCCTTGCGCGCTCTATCCTGATTTGCCGGAGCGATAGCCAAGCCGCAAGCCCAGCCACAGACTTTCTGACCGAGCTGAGCAGGCACAAACTGGATATCGCATGCCGGATTGTCGCAGGTCTTCTTTTTGCGCCCCTTGATGATCTTGAGCATCAGTAACGCCCTCCCCATCTGTCCGACTCGGTCCAGCGGACGTCGCGCTCAGCGCCGAACGCGTGGATGACCTCGAACAGATCGCTGAACCACTTGGCCGACTGCTTGCGGGTCGAGGTGGCCATGACGACGAATCCGCCATCGAGCCCAGGCTCTGCGCGCTGCTTCTCCACCGAGGCACTGAATAGGCACTTCCAGTCCTCGTCGGTGAGCTTCTTGCCGTACCACTCGACCTGCTCGGATACGTCGCGGAGCATTGCCCACATTTTGCGGTTGAGGACGTCAGGACGCTTCTCATCCTTGATGACAACCACCTTCGGCTTGGTCAGGTCGATGGCGTGAAGTGCACCGTACAGGCGGTTGAGGTCCCGAGTACTGCGAATGGCGAACTCAGTCATGGCGTGCCTCCAAGAACGAATACCCACCGCGCCCATTGGGCAGAACTGTTGTGGTGTTGAGCAGGGTTCGGAGTTGCTCCCAGGTGCGGATCATTGCGTCACCTTCACGCCAGCGGACTCAATGGCTTCGCGGCAATCATTGATTGCGTGGAATGCCTCTCCTGGATCGTCATACCCGTAGTGGTCCGGCAGCTTAATAACCAGCGCCTCGCGGGAGGCCTGCCAGCCAAGCCAAGCGCCATGAACTGCCCCGCAAAGGTATTCATCCGGCTCGTCATCGCAACGACTGAGGCTTTCGGTCGCGTCACCGAAGTAGCATTCCTGCCCCTTGACCCACACCTCAAACTCTTCACGCATCTTGTCGTTGCTCATTGCCCCGCCCTCCTCAATTCCAGTTCCTCAGCCTGTTGCTGGAGCAGCGCGAGGCGTTCGGCTAAATCGTTGGCGGCCTTGATCTTCAATTCTTGCCTGCGCTTGGCCGACGCCTTGCTCATTTCGCGCATGCTGTCTCTCACCGCCTGAAGCTTTTCGCGAACGTCCGGGCTTGCGTTGGCGACTTGTCCGGTCAGCAAGCCAGCGATGGCTCGGCCATCCTGCGTGACGGGCACCACGTTCAAATCGCCCAGGTACACCTGCCCGCGCTCTTGCGGAATGCGCTGCATCTGCACGGCCTTGGTGATCGCCTCGACACGGCGATTGGCGTCGAATCCGACGGAAACGTGCCAGTTGACGCCTTTTTGTTCGTTGCGAGCCTGAGCCACCAGTCGCTCGTAGGCGCTGATGAACGCCATGCGCGCGCCGATCTTGTCTCCGGCATCCAGGACGGGTTTTGCGGCAGCCAGAGCCAACTGGATCTCATCGGTGAGCACCACCGTCTCATACTCGTCGTTGCTGGTCATGGCGATAGCCCATGCCTCGTCCTTGCCCGGGCGGCCGTCGGAAGACTGGACGCGCTGAAGAATGTCAGCCATTGCCAACTTTCCCTTCACTTCGAAACGGCAAGCCTTCAGCGCGGCTTTGACGATCGGCACCGAGTAAGCACATAGGTCTTCAGCCATGATCGCTGCCGTGCCGGGATTCATTTCCTGACCCATGGCTTCAGCGGTTGCGCAGATGGCGGCTGCCAGTCCTGCGACCTGCTGATCGTTCATTTCAGAGGTATTCATTGCGGTCACCTGCTTGACGTTTGGCCAGAACCATCTGGGCGGCCTGCTCCGCTGCGGATAGATTCGCCGCGGTCCTTTCCATCTGGCGCGCAGTTGTGCCGTTGACGCGCTGACCGGTTACCCACTGGGTGTGATAACTCTCTGCGTTTGCCAGCAGCTCGTTGAGGCTGTGGCATTTGCGCAGCACGGCGGCATCGCTGGTTTTCAGGAAGTGGGCAGCGACGTGGTGAGCGACATCAGCGCCGAGACGGTCGACCAGTTGGCCGAGCTGACCGCCGACCTTGGCGTTCCACACCGGCCAAGCGCTGTAACGCTTGCGGTAGGCCATGGCGTAGTTCGCCCAGACCTTGAAGGTTTTGCAGGTTCGATCTTTCGGCCCAGGCATATCGGCAGGAATCTCAACCCGTGGCGTGTCGGCGCGATCGTCAACCACAGCCAAACCGCAGGACTGACCCGGCTCGCCGGGAGGGTCTTGCAAGTCCTGACTTGTACCCTGATTGGTATCCTGATTACTTGTATCCTGATTTGTCGGAGATTTTTCCGACCCTAGCCCGGATTTTTTTCCGACCTTGATCGGATTTTTTTCCGAGGTGGCTCGGATTTTTTTCCGAGCCTTGCCGTCTGGTAGGGTCGGATATTTTTCCGACCCATCAAGCTTCTGATTCCACTCGACGGCCTTCGCTGTCAAACGGAACAGTGTGATATTTGAAGTGCTGGAAAGCTCAATCAAACCGGCCTCTTCCAGAGCCTTCAGCATGCGGTAAGCGGTATCAGGCTTGTCAGTGAGTAGCGGAAGCTCCTCGATGATCTTCGCCTTGCTCAGAGCAAAGAAAATCCCGCCATCGGTCTTGATTGGCTTGGTCCAACTGGGACAGCCGTAGACGAAGGCAAACAGCAGGGCCTGCTGAGAATTCAGCCCCCACTCCAACGCCTTCACCTGGTTTATGGTGACGGTGTACTGCATATCAGGACTTCCCGACCTTTCTGGTCCGGCTCATCAGGCAGCCTTCAGCGATTCGCGAAGCACCTGAAGCGCGTCGATCGCTTCTTGAATGGCTTTGTCACCCTGGGCTTTCTCGTGCTGGCTAATGTGGTTGTCGATTGTGGCGTCGTAGACCAGGCGCTTTACGTCACCCGACTCGGCGGCGAGATGTGCCAAGGCAGCGAGGAGTGGTTTCGGCGCAGGCCGGTGACGCGCAACGACATCGCAACCGAACTCGTCAGCAAGGGCCTCCAGCGGCCGCAAATCATTCGTGTGCAGCAGAATCCCGAACAGGTGCTCGATGGTCAGGTGATGAGCATCGTTGTCTGGGTTGGCGCGCTGGAGCAGGCTCACGTGAGCGACCCCCATTTTCGCTGCAAGACTCTTGGCCTCGTTTTCAAGCACTGCGCTCTGGCAGGACCGCAAGAAATTATCCATTCGTAAAACCTCTGTTCTGTTTCCGTGGTGCCCGGCGTTAAAGCTGGGCAATATCAATTCACCGAAGCGGCGGGACGGTCTTTTAAGCAGCCATTTCGGCCCACGGAAACGACGGGCAAAGGGACTCTTTTTTGAAAGCACCTCCGGTCAAAGCCTCCGCGCGCTTGGCAATTACTGGAGACATCCCATGCTTTTCCCGAACCCATCCGGATACGGTGCTTTGATCAACTTTGAGCTTTTCAGCTGTGGCCTCCTGGGTGCCGAAGAAGGCAACGAGGTCCTTGTAAATACTGTTCATGCTGCCTCTCCATACGGGAATACCCATATACTAGATTATGGGAACACCGATTTGCAAGGATATGGGAGCGCCCGTAATACTCAACGGATGGAATTTAAAGACCGATTAAAGGCCGCAAGGCAGCACGCAAAGCTCAATCAAGCAGAATTGGCAGTCCGCGCGGGCATCACGCAGACATCTATTTCCGACTTGGAGCGTGGAAAATCCAAGGCAACTGCGCATGTGGCGAAGATCGCCGACGTCTGCGGCGTCAATGCACTGTGGCTTTCGGACGGAAAAGGCGACATGACAGCGGTGATCACGTCTGGCGAACACTCCAACGTATCCATAGCTGAGCAGCCGGCCCGCATGTACCGCTACCCTGTAGTGAGCTGGGTCGCAGCCGGCGAGTGGTCGGAAGCGGTTGAGCCTTATCCGCCAGGTGCTGCTGATGAATACGACGTGTCTGACTACAAGGCCAAGGGCCCGGCGTTTTGGCTGGTGGTTAAAGGTGACTCGATGACGGCCCCTACTGCCCCTTCGATTCCAGAGGGCTCACAGATACTCGTCGACACCCGGGCAGAAGTACTCCCAGGCAAGCTGGTGATCGCGAAGCTGGCCGGCAGCAACGAGGCGACCTTCAAGAAGCTGGTAGAAGATGGCGGTGTCAGATACCTGAAGCCCCTGAACTCGGCCTACCCTACGGTACAGTGCGCGGACGATTGTAGGATCATCGGTGTGGTGGTCAGATCGCTGACGAAATTTGCATGAGAGCCGAGCCATATAGCGCGGCGGGAATTCGTAGGAGTACCAGTCATGGGATTGACGAAGCCGAATCAACAATTGGCACGCGACCTACAGGGCCTCGCCTCTGACTTGAAGTGGTCGGCCGTGGAGTTGCTGCGGATCGTCGAGCGATTGAGCCTCGCGGGTAACGAGCCTGATGCCCAGGCCATCCTGAAGATGATCATTTTGTTCCAGGCCGACGAGGACAAGCTGGCTGCGTATGTAGATGAGATTAGGCAAGGACGGATTGTACGGGAACGATCTGAGTAGCCGGGTCATCTGGTAATCATTATGGAATGTGAAATGAATGTCTTTAGAGTCGCGGTCCTGATAGTCGTTTCCCTTATTGTCTCAAGCTGCGCCAGCAAACCAAAAACTGAATACGAAAAGAAAATCGAAGCGCTCCCAATGCCGGCGACGGAAGCCGAGCGAGTTGAGCAATGTCGGGCCGTTCAGGATCTCGCAAGATCGGCTTTTATGGACGACGCGCTTCACCGCGCCCAGCGCACAGACCCCGGCCCTGGCTTCCCGATTTACGATGAGTCTGTGTATCCGGCACTTATGCGACGCCATCATGCAATGAATTGCCCTAGTTTTAATTTGCTAAAGTGATGAGTGCATTGCGAGAACAGGGTTTCCGGAGCAAGGCCGGGACCATTGCCTGGCAGGCGCTACTCATGATTATTGGCGCCTTCGACTCGGTTTGGCTGAGCGGAGGCTCATCCGGCCGCAAGCGGGTCTTCAGTCCGGGTTTCGTCGTATTGTGCGTTTTCGTGGCTGTGGTTGAGCTGATAGCACTGAATCACTTCTATGGTATGCGGGTGAGCTGAGGAAATGGTAGATAGTGCTGGAGCAGTCTGGCAGACCGGGTAATCTTCCACAGCAGCGATTCGTAGCACCCATGCAGGAGTAAGTTATGAGAAACAGGATGTTGGCAGTTCTAGCGGTGGCAGCCATGCCAGCCTTCGCCTCTGAGACAAAGCTGGCAGTGCCCTCAGACACGAAAGCCCAGTATTTTGTACTTGAGCGAGACACAAAAGGTAATGAGCGAAAAATCACCACCAAACGTGTGGGACCTAGCGGCACCGGATACTCTCAGCGCTTGGTCAACTGCTCAGCCGGCACGTTCAAGTACCTGGGCGATGGTGAAACACTCAAGGAAATGAAGGCGTCGAAGCCTGATGGAAAAATGGCTCCGCTGACACAAGGCTCGATTTCCTTCTATGTGGCTGAAGCCGCCTGTAAGTGACTATCGGCTAGACGAATCAAAGCATTGGACAGCATCAGATCATCGGCCGGGTCATCTGGCGCGGCGGGGATTTGTAAGAGAGGAGCTATATGGACAGCAACACGGAAAGTCAGCTTTTACAGGACGTGACCAAGCTCAGGGTTATGGTTTCTCGCTTAACTGCGCTTACTGTGGGGAATACTGACGCGATCCTTAACTTGTCTTTAGCCTTGGCTGAGGATACCGACTTGCCATTGCACGCAAGGGAAAAGGCAATTGACGTTTTCAAAAGCATGGATGTGCAAATGGAGTTGCTACAAGAGATATCGGTAATCATGGAGACGAACGGTGGAAGATAAAATATCTCTGACCCTCCTGCTTCGAGACCGTGATTCGCGAGATGCAAAAATTGCAGAATTGCAAGCAACGATTGCCAGTCAGAAGGGTGACAAATCTCTTCCGCTATCCGATACTCAACCTATGAGCGAACCGCACGATTACCGACATGAGCTTTCCCTTCGCGACGATCAGATTCGTCGGGAGATGGACCTACGCCAAGAATCTTTCCGGGCTGAGCAGGCGGCGCGGGATGCGGCATGGAATGAGAGGTTCTCCGGTTTTCTGTCAGCTCAGGTCGAGCACGACAAAGTGATAGATGCAAAGCTCGATAGCATTACTGTAAAGGTTGATGGCGTGGCTGCAAACGTTGGCAGCTTTGAGTCAAAAATAGATCACGCGCTAACAAATGTGAGGAAATCTAATCGCGCAACCTTGGGCGGCCTGATCACCGTTGGCATAGCCATTGTGCTTGGTGTCTGGGGTGTAAACTCCACGATCATAAGTAGTGCATCTAGCATCTTCACCGCCGGCCAGGAATCGAACAAGTCGCAACAGGCCAGCGAACAGATACTTAAAGATACGCAGGATCTTCTTCGACAGCTTAAGCAACCCCCCGCCCCACCAACGCAATCATCCCCTAAGTAGCGAAAGCCCGGCCCTAGCCCCGGGCTTTCTTCAAGAAGGCTTTGTTCAAGCCGATAGCCTTGTACTGCATCTCGCAGTGCAAGGAGGCTCTATGAAAAAGATAGCTATCGCTGGGCTCATCGCACTACTTTCAATTGTTTCAGTCTCCGCTTCGGCATGCCCAAAGGGCACGCATCCAACAGGCGGTACTGGCTCTCACCACAAAGGTGGGACCTGTAAGTAACAAGAGCCCGGCGCAGCGCCGGGCTTTTTCGTTCTACCCCTTGCACACCCTCTGCTGCCGATCAGACGCCAGCCTCCTCAGCCTCATCTCCCCTTTCACCTCAAGTACAAGCCCAACGATGTCCCGGATCGTCACCAGTGCCGCAGTATCGATGCCTGTGACGGTGAACTCCTCCGCCTCGCTGCTCGTGTCGAACACCTGGATCGTCATTGACGCGTCAGGCGCTATCACGCATACGCACTTCATTGGCAAAAACGCTGCCTCTATGCAAGGCCTCAGATCCATTTGGGAATTCATTCGGTCCATCCTGGTTGCAAGCCAGGAGAATTCCTGAGGCCTACGTTGCGCCGAGTGTAGTCGGGATATTGGATAGTGCTGGCGTTATGCCCGATCCACCCTAAATAACGTCCTGGCCCTCGCGCAGCCCGCCCTTTCTGATCCGACCTGGCCCGCCACCGAGCGTTTTTTTTTACGTCTATCGAAAATAATATGGGAATACCCATTGACTTGAAATATGGGCTCTCCTATATTTACATCCATCGAGACGCGAATCAGCCCCTCAACAGGCCTAGCGGATCGATCCGCTCTTTAACAGCCTGCGCAACAAACAACAGACCGCATTGCCTCTACCGGCGACCGGCGATCAGACAGCCCCGAAAGGCTGCCCACGACAGGGAGAACCCTGTACGGCTGACGATGGTGAAACGCCTTGACCGAGTGAACGACCCGGCAGGCAATGCGCCCCGCGAATCCCAGCGGCAGAAGGGAGAGACAACTACCGCTTACGCAGCAAGCCGCGACCGACGCCAGTAGCGGGTCGCGGTGCAACACCAGATTTCACCGATTGGCCTTGGCGACAGGGCCAGACGGGAAATCAACCGAGGGTGCAGAAGATGACCATGGAACAGAGAGCGCCCTACCCGCGCTCAGCAGACAACGCGGACAAGATGAACTTGCCGGAGGGTATGACCTGCGGCGACTGCGTGCACAGCCGTCGCTGCACGATGATGTTCGGCCACATCCCTGCAGATGAATCCTGCGACTGGAGCCCTTCGCGCTTCAGTGAAGCGTTCATCGCGACCGCGTAACCCAGCCCCTGGAGACCACCATGAACGCAGCAGCAAAGGCGTTGCCTCTGACGGGCGCGCCAGTAAAACAACTGACGCCCGCCGAACGACTTTGGGTTGCCAACAGTGCGCACGCTCTGGTCCACGGAGACGACATCAGGTTCAAGCGCCGCCTGCAGGAGGCTCAAGGCGTGACATTCGAGCGCTTCCTGATCGCGGTCGATGAGTTCGCCATGGAGAAGCTCGGCGCATCTGGTGCGAGCCAGTCAGCGCTGGGGCGACTGGTCTACATGGCTAAGTTCGGTTCGCCCGCCTGCGCCAGAGAGGCCGCAGACGCCGTGTTGAACTGCCCCAACCCTAAAGATGCCCTGTTCGAAATCGCAGAGGGACTTTTGCGGTCTTTGGCGGCAGACGGCGTAATCGCCCAGCGCGAGGATGAAGAGCTTTGAGCCCGCACATCCTGATAGACGAGGCGCTCGAAACCCTCAAGCACCCCGCCAGCACACGCGGCGAGGTTGTTCTGGTCCAGCAGATGATCACGAAGATGATGACCGACGAACTCATCACCCTTGAAGAGTTTTCCCACTACTGCAGTCGCCTGCTGAGGCACTGCCAACAGCGCAAGGAGGCGGCATGAGCCAGCCAATCGTTAAATCCCTCATCGATGAGCAACTTGACGAGGTGAAAGCCCGCACCCAGGTACGCGGAACGATCACCTACCCCGTCGGCATGCGAGTTGCTGATCTGCCCTACCCGATCAAAGCAGACTGGCTCAAACGTAGGCCGCTGGGTGCCCGGTCATGACACGCAAGCAGCGTCAGCTGCGCATCTACACCTGGCGAGGCTCATTCGTCGTGCTAGCCCTTGTAACCGCCTGGATGCTCGCAAGCGCCTACGCATCGAGTCTGACCTCATGAGGATTCCAGACCCAATCGAATTATCAAGGAGCCGCGCTGAGCGTCTTGCCGACCGTTATGTAGACAGACACTCCTGTATGGAGTGTGACAAGAAGGTCGACTACGAGCTGCTATGCCCGTCACCAACCGGCGATGGACCAGCCGTTTGCGTCGAATGTCTTGGTTTCGACCCTTTCGCACAGCAGTAACCCCTTCCCTATTCAATCGCAGCGCCCCGGCAACGGCATGGCGCAAGGAGCAACCATGTCTGAAGCACAGCAAGTCATCACCATCGACGACATAAGCGCCGACAACGCACCGGCCATTTACGTGACTGGCGGTTTGAACCAGTTTCTTCAGGCTGTAACCGCCGAGGTCACCGCCGAAGTGCCGGACCTGACCACCCGCAAAGGTCGTGACCGCATCGCCTCGCTGGCAGCCACGGTCAGCAAGTCGAAAACCGCCGTCGAGAA